GGGAATAAAAATGGGTACACAACCGGCGGGCGCCAGGTGATGCGGTGCCGGGCTGTGGGTTGCGGGCGGGTTTTCGTGCTGAACCCTGACCGGCCACGGGTGAGCAAGGCAGGGAAAGAGATCGCTTATTCCCTTGCCGCCCAGATCGGCCAGCCGCTCACCGCATCCATGATCGCCGCCGTCACTGGCCTGGCCGAACGTACCATCTATCATTATCGGAAAAAACAGGGGGCAGCGGGTGTCTGACGATCAACCGGAAAATCAGCCTGGCGGTGCAGACATGCACGAGATCCAGGAGCAGGTCGCGGCCAAGCTGGCCGAAGAAGCTGCCGCCCTGCCATCCAGCCCGCCAACGGAGATCACCTCCAAGTTCGTCCTCGAGTGCCTGGACGCCAACGAGCTGGGCGATGGCCTGCTTTATGCTGCCCTGCATAAGGACAAGTTCGTCTATGCCAAGGGCTCCGAGTGTTGGTACGTCTGGGCAGAGCACTCCTGGCGCCGCGATGAAATGGACCAGGCCATAGCCGCGGTCGAAACCGTGGCGCTCCGCTACGCCAAGGAGATCCCGATCCAGGCAGCCGCCCTCTCCGAGTCAATCGCCAAGGACGATGGTCAAGCCGAATCGTTCAAGGCCCGCATCGGTCAGCTGCATGCCAGAGTCAAGCGCCTCCGCAAGGACTCAGGCCGCAAAAACTGCCTGGCCTTCGCCCACACCAACCCTGTTCTACCACTGGCCGTCCGCGCCGCTGATTTCGACCTCAACCCCTGGCTGCTGGCCTGCGCCAACGGGGTGATCAACCTCCAGACCGGCGAGCTGGAGCCGGGGCGGCCGGAAGATTACATCTCCAAACGGGCCCGGGCCGAATTCCCGGCCAGTGGCGTTTTCACCGACTTCGACGCCTGGGTCAAGGTGCTGCTGGCCATCTACAATGATGATGCCAAGCTGGTTTACTACATGCAACGGCTCTACGGCTTCGGCATCACCGGCCTCAACATCGAGCACGTTTTCCCGGTGCTCTTCGGCCGGGGCCGCAACGGCAAGTCGCTGATTGTCGAGGCGCTTTCCCATGCCCTGGGTGATTATGCCGGGCCGGTGCCGGCGGAGATGCTGCTCGACTCCAACCGGTCCACCGCTGCAGGCGGATCATCGCCGGAGATCATGGCCCTCAAGGGCCTCCGGCTGGCCTTCGCCTCCGAGACCGACGAAGGCCGCAAGTTCAGCGCGGCCAAGTGCAAGTGGCTGACCGGCGGAGACACCCTCACCGGCCGCGGCCTCTACGATAAGCACCTGATCAGCTTCACCCCCACCCATCTGCTGGTGCTGCTCACCAACCACAAGCCCAATGCGCCGGACACCGACTTTGCCTTCTGGGAGCGCTGCTCGCTCATCCCCCACAAGCTCTCTTTCGTGGTCCGGGGTGAAGACGATGCCGAGCTCAAGCCCCACGAGCGGGAGGCGGACAAGAATCTGCCAGCCTTCCTCCGAGCCACCGCCGACATCATCCTGGCCTGGCTGGTGCGTGGGTGTCTGGATTGGCAGAAGATAGGACTTTCTCCGCCACAATCGGTGCTGGAGGCCACCATCACCTACCAGGAGGACGAAAACTACCTGGGCCAGTTCATCGAGGCAGCATGCAACCAACACCAGGGGGCGAAAGACGGGTCGTCCGATCTCTACGAGGCCTTTTGCCACTGGTACAAGGCCAACATCAATAAAAAAGACAAGTATCTGCCGAGCCAGAAGGCCTTCGGCCAGAAGCTCATGGCCGCCGATCTCTTCGAGCGCAAGCGCATAGGCGGCTGCTACCAGTACATCGGCATCGAGGTTTCCGACGAATACAAGATGGTGATGGCCACGGCACAGCCAGGGGATGATCAATGGCAAAGGGGATGATAGGGGAAGATTTTCGCAAAACCTCCCCGCGTAACAACGGCACAGGCGGACTTTTGCGTTTTTCGCTCCTTATGGTCCCCTTTCCTCCCTCCATAGTCACCATAAAAAAGAAAAAGAAAGTAAATAATGAATAATATTAAAGAGTTGCTTGAAAATAGCAGGATTATCCCTTTCCGGGCCGGAACCACCCATGGCGGCGAGTACCACTCCGCCTGCCCTGGCTGCGGGGATGGCGCGCCGCGCACCCGGGAGCAGGGGCCGAGCGACCGCTTTCAGATCTGGCCGGAAAAAACCGAGGGGGTGGTGTACTACTGCCGCCGCTGCGGCAAGCACGGCGATTGCATCCAGTACCTCCGCGATTTCGAGGCCAAGAGCTATTTGGAGTCCTGCGCCATCCTGGGCATCACCCCGTCCGGCACCAAGGATGCGAAGCCGCTCCGCTCCCACGCCACTCCTGTGCCGCCCAAACCGGTGGCAGCGCAGGTCTTTGTGCCGCGCACTCCAGATCTGCCCAGCGAGGCATGGATGAACAAGGCCTCCGAGTTTGCCGCCTGGTGCCAGCAGCAGCTGCTCACCTGCCCGGATGCCCAGCGGCTGCTGGACTGGCGCGGCCTCACCCTGGAAACCGCCATCCGCTACCGGATCGGCTATAACCCAGGGAAAAATGGCGACGATCTCCGCCGGGCCCGCAAGGCCTGGGGTCTGCCGGATATCAAGAACAGCACCGGCAGGCTCAAGGCGCTCTGGCTCCCCCGCGGGCTGGTGATGTCCGTTTGCGGAACAGATGGCCGGGTGATACAGCTCCGGATCCGACGCCGGCCGGAAGATGTCGCCGCCTTCGCCCCGGATCGCTCCTACCAGGTGATCGACGGCTCCAGCCACGCCACCCTGATCCTGGAGCCGGAGGCAAAGGCTTTCGTGGTTGCGGAGTCCGGCCTCGACGCCTACCTCTGCGCCCAGGAGGGTCGCGGCCTCACCGGAGCGGTCAGCACCTGGAATGACGTGGCCAAGCCAGATGGTGTCGCCTGCGCGGTACTCGACCAGGCCATGCGCATCCTGGTCGCCCTGGACAACGACCCCCCAGGTGCCAAGGCCAGCCTCTGGTGGCTGCAGCGGTTTCCTCAGGCCCGCCGATGGCCGGTGCCGGTGGCCAAGGACCCGGGCGAGGTAAAGACGGCCGGATATCTGCGCAAGTGGCTTATTGCCGGCTTGCCCCCGGCCTTGACCATTTCCGTTGCCCCATCTGGTGACCGTGTCGATTTGGTATGCAAAGTTGAGGGGGGGGCGGAAATTGAGGCAGGCGCCGTGGAGGAAATGGCGGCGGAAGGCGGGGGGAGTGCCTCGGATGATGTCGAAAAACAGGAAACGGCGATCACGTTTGGGGCGGCGGAAGACGATCTCGCCGAGCTGGCTGGGTTGCTGGCAAAAAATCCGGTCCAGGTGGTCAAGAACCTCCGGGATGGATACGAGGTGCGCATCCAGTGGCAACCGTCCTGGCGCTCCGCCAACCAGGCTGCGGCCAACCGGATCTCCGATCTGGTGCATAAATCAGAGGCTGTTGCTGTGGCCATCCATCGGCACCCGGCCATGGTGATCCATGGTCGGAATCTCATCCAGGTGTAAAAAATGACAAATCAAAAAATAGAGTATCTGTCGGTAGCGGATCTTACCCCATACGACCGTAACAGCCGCACCCATAGCGATGTCCAGGTGGAGCAGATAATAGCCTCGATCCGCGAATTCGGCTTTGTCAATCCGGTGCTTGTTGATGGCAATAACCGCATTATCGCTGGGCACGGGCGGGTAATGGCCGCCCAAAAAATGGCCCTTGAAACTGTCCCCTGCCTGCGCCTCGATGGTCTCTCTGAGGAGCAGATCAGGGCCTATGTCATCGCCGACAACAAACTGGCGGAGAATGCCGGCTGGGATATGGATATGCTCCGTTTGGAGATCGGCGATCTCAAACTGGCCGGGTTTGATCTGCAGCTGATGGGGTTTGACTCTTTGGCTCTGGACGATTTGCTTGCCTATATCGAGCCGACCAGTGGTCAAACCGACCCGGATGCGGTTCCGGATGTCCCGTTGGAACCGGTTACCAAGCCCGGCGACCTTTGGTTGCTTGGCCATCACCGCCTACTTTGCGGAGATTCCACCCGCGCTGCGGATGTTGAGGTACTCATGGGGGGGGGGGCTGCTGATATGGTTTTCACCGATCCGCCGTATAACGTCGACTACCAGGGGTCCACCAAGGAAAAGTTGACTATAAAAAATGACAAGATGAGTTCTGAGGCTTTTTATTGTTTCTTGCGGGACGCATTCCGGGCCGCTGCCGCGGTGGTTGCCCCTGGCGCTCCGATCTATGT